TTTACTTTATCATTAGACCATAATACGACGGCAAAGAATTGAGCGGAGTTACTATCGTTTTGTACAGTTACTCCGATCTCTGTAACGCCGTTTAGATCCTCCCAGTTTGTCGAGGTATTGCTCCCACTATTAGCAGGGACTAAAGCAGCGTTTTGCGTCTGTATTGTATCTTGTGCGCCGGACTGAATTTCTACCGGCTTTTGATAGTCGCTACTCATTTCTTTAGTAGGTAGCGGATTAGATTCCCCGGTAGCTACAAAGTTTCCGCTAGCGTCGATATGTTGCGGTACTGGGACTAGGATCCCATTTAATAAAGTGTATTGTAACTCTTTCTCTACTTTTGGCATAGCGTTTACACCGTCCTTATATTATGTCTTAAAAAAAGGGAGACTGCTAGGAGCCTCCCTTATTGCATTGTTATTGTAACGAGATTAGGAGAGATAAACGCTATCTTAGGGAGTAGCGTTAGGATCTTTATCACCTACGTAGAAATAGTTACCCGGTAGGCTAGGATCCGCTCCGTCTCGAGGATACATAGCTAAAGTAATTTCGTTTTGACCTTGCTCATTAGCATAAGTTTCATTGAAAGCGGAAACTCCAGCCATTTTGTAAATGTTGATATCTCCGCTCTTGTCCGTACCCATGCCTCGAGGATGGATTTTAACCTTTTTACCTTTAGCTCGCATAGATGAGCCGGGCTTGCTATCCATTAACCCAACTACAGCGCCGCCGGTATCCGTAATAGACTCTGTATAGCTCATTGCTAAAGCTAATACTTTTAGATCTCGGTTTCCTGCTACGATTGTTAGCTCGCCGTTAAAGCCTACTAAAATCTCATCGTATTTTTGAGTACCGAAATCTTGAATAACGATTTCCTCGAACTCCGGCTCTAGATTGATTTCTCCGCCGTCTGATTGGAAATAATCTTTACCGTCGAATTTAATTGATTCTTCCGGCGTAGCTCCTGTTACTGTGATATCTGCTAAACCAAAAGGAATATATTTACCGTCAACTTGTGGCATTATTTAGCCTCCCTTATTGTACTTTTAAAATTAATGGAATAATCCATGTGCTTTCCTTCTCGTCCTACTCTTATAGGAGGATCGCAATCTATAAAAAAGATATTGTAGGTTTTAGTCCCTAGCAATACTTTGTTATTATCGTAAAACTCTCTAACCGCTACCTCGTTTCGTCTTTTATCGAGCAGCTCTTTTATTTGATAAGCGATAAACTCGACTTTACCGAAATCTGAGGATCTTAGATACACTTGATAGCTAGGGAACATAAAATCTCTCTCGTCGTTTACGTTACCCGGACTAGGAGTAGTCATTAAAACCGTTCCTGTATTATCGCTACCGGTATAATTTTCTATTGTCCACTCTAAAGAGGGAAAGTTAGCGGCTAGGAGATCTTTAATAAATTTCTGTATCATCCTTTAACCTCCGCCGGATCGAGCTATAGCTTTCTCTAAAGCTCGTTTATTAGCTTGCTCCCAATCTTCTGTTAAAAGATCTACGGCTCTCTCTTGATATTTACGTCCGGCTTCTTCTCCTCGGAAACCGCCTTTTGATCGAGTACGAGCGCCTCGTCCATTAACGTAATAGTCCGGGAATTTAGAGCCGTTATCGTATTTTGGATAAGTACCGGATCTATACGGCTCCTCATGACGCCGTAGAGCATACTCGGAATTAGATCCGCCCTCTACTCCGACTCCGTTACTCATCGGTTTAGCTGGGGAAACGATATAAGAGCTTTCTAGATCCGACTCGTCTCGAGGCATTAAAGACCTAACCGCCTCCTCGAGCAGCGCTCCAAACTCGGATAGCTCCTCGATTAATGCCTCCTCTAAAGCGTCGCCGGATAGCTCCTCGAGCATTTCCTCAAATTCTTCTAAACCGTCCCACTCAATCGAGAAAAAGTTACCTCTAGCCAATCGTAGCGAACCTCGAAAGGACTTCAATACCTAGCGGATCGGTATTTTCTTCTATGGAAATAATTTCTCCTCTATATGAATCGCCAAAAGGATCAATATACTCTAGCTCGTCTCCATAAGTGAAATGGACGCTCGGAGGTATATCTACATCCATAAAGGTACTCTTTTCGTTTCCGTCTCGATCTTTAACAATGTTTACTCGTAGATCGATAGCTACGTCTATAACACTGGGAAATAACTCGAAACGTCCGTAATCATCCTTTAGAAAGCGTTCCGGGTTATTAGGATCTCGTTTCTTTTGGTAAAGCGTCGCCTTTTTGGGGAATATTAGCATTAGCTATAGAACCTCCCACCTCTAGCCGCCGGCTCTCCTAATATCTCGATAACCTCCGACGATATACTAGAGCTTGTCCCGGTAGATCCGAACGAAATCGAGCCTCGCTTTGTAGAATAGGATGTTATCCCTTGTTTCTTTAGCTTCTCGTAGTACGGATCCGCCTCCGCTCTGTAGATCGCTTGTAAAACTACTATTCTAGGTGTTATGTGTCTAGGATGATACGAGGATAGATCCTCTTGAGCTTTAAAGAGTAATTGATCTAGAGGATCCCCGGTTATAGAGGAGAGCGGATTATTAGGTAACTTCAAAAGGTACTCTTTTTCTAACTCATAAGCCACTATAACCGCCTCCAGTTAAATTATTTTGTTTCTTTTTCATCTTCTTTAGTTGTTTCCGCTGCTTGAGCTGCTAGGGTTTTACCTTCCTCGCTCTTAGGCTCAACTACTAAATGCTTTACATTTTCAAATTCTGTAGATGATAACTCGATAGTCTCTCCAGTTTTGTAAACTCGATCTTTAAATACATAACCTTTATCTGCTACTACATATTTTTTAGGTGCTGCCATAATGGATTAATACCTCCGTTTGTTTTGTATTGTGTATTTATTTTAAAAAAAGCGGAGAAACTAAGCTCCGCTAATTATTAAGCGTCTAAATGTACGATAGCTGTATTACTAGATAAAGCAGGGAATACAGTTTCTCCCACGTAAACGGCTTGCATTGGAGGGTTAGTCTCCTTAATTTCCGGAATAACATACATACCCGGCTTGTAATTCTTCTCAACTGTGATACCTTGAAAAGTTTTACCAACTTCTCCAGCTCCCAAGAATACAATACGACGCTCCGGTAATAAGCGGACTGTTTCGCCCTCAATATCGACTACCTCATCTTGTAATACGATTGTAGGTAGATTTAGAGAAGTGAATAGCGCTTGTAGTTGCCCTTGAGTAACGATACGGCTATCCGTAGCGGATCCGTAAATATGGTTTTTGATCTGCTCGTTTTGAAGTAAATCATTTACCATAGTTTCGCTCATGTGCATTTCTACCGGTCTTTGTTGGCGGTTAGTATCTTTAAATTGTTTAACCGCTGCTTGTAATTGTTGTAATGGAGTAGCGTTAGCGTAATCCGAGAAAAGAGTAGTAGATGTAATTTTATTAGCCGCTGGGATATCAAAATCTACGTCTAATTCTACGTCTTTAGCTGCATACTCTAGGCGTCCTTTGTAAAGAACTTGCGCTCGCATCCATTCCTCAGTGTCTAAAATACCCTCGATTAGATCGTCGGTATTGTCGAAAATTTCGTCTACTACTTGCTGCTGCTCGTCAGTGTTACGAGGTTGGTTATAACGTAATAACTCCTCCTCATCCAAACGGAAACCATGTTGGATTTTAGCAACCTCTCCGAATGCTTTCTCTAGACCTTGCTTAGAGCGTAAAGGCGCTCCAGCGTTAAAGCCTGTAATAGAAGCTCCTTGAGCATATTTACCGTTAATTACGTTATAAGAGAATTTTGTATCATAGATTGGCTTGTTCGGTAAAAATTTAGATAAGATACGTACTTTAGCCGGTACATAGTTGTTAATGTAGCCTTGAAAAGCGGCTTGAGCGAATTGTTTTTCGTGTAATGGCATTTAGTTAGCCTCCCTTTGTATTATTAAATTATCCGAAAATGTAACGTTGGTTAGTAGCTGCTTTAAATGCTGCTGTAACTCCAGTTAATTTAGCTGTATTTAGATAAGCGTTAACGAAAGCTCCGCTTACTGGGTTTTGTCCGTCTACTACTACAGTGTCTTGAGCTAGGATATATGCCTCTGCTCCACTAGGGAAATTTCCGCTATTGTCTGCATAAGGTACAAATAAACCTGTAGCTGCTTCTTTCATAATAGCCGTACCGGATTTAACTACGTCGTTAGCTACTCCAGCGAAAGCCGAGCCTTTTAATGTAACGCCGCCTACTTTGAATACTAGATTTTGAGTGTTTAATAACACCTCATCTTGTGCGATAATCGTCTCTTTACGAGGTTGTAAATTCATTGAGTGTTAGCCTCCCTTATTTTTATTAAAGACGCCCTTTACGCTTTGCACGTTCTAACGCAATATTTTTACCAATATCCGCTAGATCTGCGCCTTTAGGATTGTTGCTCTTTTTACGAGTCTTGCTTACTTTATGAGAGCGGCTTTTATCCTCCTCATCGTCTGCTTGATCCTCGTCGTCGTCCTCTTGAGCCTTTTTACGAAAAAGCTCCGGGAACTCTTTTGTTAATTCTTCTACCGCTTCCTCTAGATCGTCGGGATCAATATCTCCGTCCTCATCCACTTCAATAGCGGATAGATCTACAAGGCGAGCTAGTAGTCTAGGGTTTAGATCATTGTCTACAGCATATTCTTTTACCGCTAGACGTTTAGCTTTCTCCTCAAACTTGATAGCTTTTTTAGTTGCCTCATCGTTTGCCGTCTTGTCGTCTTGATCCTTTTTATCGTCCGCTGTTTTCTGCTCCGCTTCTTGTTGGGCTTTTAACGCTTTTCGAGCTGCTTTAAGATCTAGCCCTTTTAAACGTTTATCGAAAGCCTCTTTAAATTTAGAGTCAAATTGTGCTTTGATTTTAGGATCTTTCATTAAGTCGTCGAGTGATGGATCCTCGTCGCTATCGTCGTCCTCGTCGTCTGTCTCGTCGTCTCCAGTGTTGCCACCTTCTCCGCCGTCTCCAGCCTCGGAAAATTCTTGTAGGAATTTATAGCCGCCTAATAAAAACGGACTTTTAGCTTTTCTAGCCTCGATATATGCTCTAGCTTTTTCGATCTGTTTTGACATAATAATAGTCTCCCTTAATGCTAATCTCTATCCGCTTATATTTACGGATAACGAGTAAGCGGTTAGGATGAAAACTCGCTATCTCAAACACTAGCGTTATACCGCCGCTAGGAGGCGTTTTATTTACAAATAGTATTATAACCCTATTTCGTCAAAATGTGCTAGCAAACGACAAAAAAAGCGGCATTAGCCGCCCTCTCTCTCTAGATCTGATATTTTAATTGATTCCCTGTAATCTTTTTGGAGCTGGATCCATTGTTTATTTTTATTTCGCTTCATTCTACGGAAAGCGGCTAGGGTTTTAGGAGCCTTATCTCCGAGTCGTAATTTCATAGCCTCATATTGTTTCTTTTCTGCATTGGCTACCCTGCGGATCTTTTGCTCTGTTTCATATGCTTTCTTTTGTGCTGGAGTCCGGGTATCTTTTGCCGGCTTATATTTAACCGCTTTGTCCCTTTTAATTTCCTCCGCTGATTTACCACGTAAAATATAGGGCTTTATTGTATGTCTGCAATGAGGATGAAAAGGAGGGAGTCCGATTTCCTCGGCTGATACATATCCTTTTGTTTTTCCG